CACCGACCTCGACCTCTGACCCCCAGGAGAACACGACCATGCCTAGAGTGAACCGCGTCAAGAGCGCCCGCGCCCTGTTCCACACCAAACCCGTCCTCGACGAGGACGGCAAGCCGAAGCAGTCGCCCGTCATGGTGACCAAGACCGTCCGCAACGAGGAGACCGGCGAGTACGAGAAGGTCCAGGTCCAGAAGACCACCAAGAGCGGGCGCCCCGTCACCCGCGCCGTCGTGGTCCAGGACCGTGACCGGCCCAAGCCGAACCTCCGCTGCGACTTCAGCGGCTGCGCCGTGGGCGACAAGCCCGGCGAGATCCTGCCCGGCCAGCCCTACAAGTTCCTCAAGTTGCGGTTCAGCCAGAAGAACCGGCACGCCGAGCACCCGGACTGGCAGCACTGGGAGTACTCCTCCAGCGTCGCCGCGCAGTGCGCGCAACTCCAGCAGGAGATGCACAGCGCGATCGACTCGTTCGAGTTCACCAGCGACGAGGACTTCGACGCCCTGAAGCAGGAGTTGCAGGACATGGCGCAGGGCTTCGCCGACGAGCGCGAGGAGGCCCTGGGCAACATGCCGGAGTCCCTGCAGGACGGCAGCCAGGCCCAGGAGTACGCCGAGGCCGCGGAGTCCTGGGTCGGCGAGTTCGACAACGTGAGCGAGCCGAGCGCCGACGCCCTGGAGGACTGCGAGACCTGCGGCGGCGAGGGCAAGGATACCTGCCAGGTTTGCGACGGCTCGCAGGAGGACGAGGAGGGCAACCAGTGCGAGGAGTGTGGCGGCACCGGCGAGGTCGAGTGCGAGGACTGCGACGAGGGCAAGACCCCCGACACGCTGTCCGAGGACTGGATCGAGGAGGCCCGCGACGCGCTCCGCGAGGCCGTGGACGCGGCGGAGTTCTGATGGACACCGTGATCCTGGACGCAGGCGAGGTCGAGTACTCGGAGGAGAAGGCCGCCTGCGACATCGACGCCCTGATCGCCGCCCTGCAAGAGGCCAAGGGGGAGGGCGCCACGCACGTCGTCCTCGCCAGCGGCAACCACCGCGGCGCGCGGTGGCTCAACCTCGAACCCGGATGGGAGTGGGCATGACCGACACCAACCTGCTCACCGCGGCCCGGCTGGTCGTCGACCTGGACGACACGCTGCGCCAGCACCCCGGCGACACCAACAACACCCGGCGCCGCAAGGACCGGGCCCGGCTGAACGGCGCGCTCTCCGTGTGGGAGGCCCTGACCGGCCTCCCTCGCGGGGAGGCCCTGGAGCACGCCCGCTGGCTCGCTGCCGGGCCCGCGCAGCCGCAGTACCAGATGGTCTACCGCTGCCAGTACGACGGCCTGGGCCCGGGCTGCTCCTGGTCCACCCAGGAATACAGCGAGATCGACGCCCACGAGAACCAGGTCGAGCCCGGGCACCTGGTCGTCGGCCAGATGGAGCGGGTGCAGTGAGCATCCTACTAAGCGACCCGCGGATGAGCCAGCGGGAGAAGGACTGCGCCGAGAAGTGGCTGGAGGCGTCTCTCCGGGACGACAACGCGGAGCAGACGGCGTACTGGCGAGAGCGGATGATGGCCGCCCGCACGGCCCGCCTCATGGAGGGCGGCGAGCCGATCCCGGAGCCGCCGGTCGTCCTGCCCAAGAGTCACAAGCCCAAGCCGACCTGTCCGGACTGCGGGTCGACCACCTGCACGAACAGCGCCTGCCTGCTGTAGAAGGAGAAAACCGACATGAAACTCACGTACGCCCAGGCCCGCAACGAGGTCCTGGAGACAACCGAGATCGGCTACACGCTGCGGAGCCAGGACCGGCTCTGGCTCGCGTTCATGTTCGACACGTGGAGCGAGGACGAGTGGTGGGGCAACCGGCTCTACTTCATCAACGCCCAGGCCACCGAGGACGGCGCTGACCTGCGCACGTCCTACGACCTCTTCGAGGACGAGGTCCTGTGGACCACCCGCCGGGAGGCCGAGGCACACGCGGAGGCCATGCGCGACCTCATCCAGCGGTCGGCGCCGCTGGAGCACCGGGACGACTACCGGGTCTACGTCATCAACCTGGGCGACGACCGGCGAGCCGAGCGCGAGTACCTGGAGGGCGTGCCGTTCAAGGCCCACTTCAAGGGGTCCGAAGCCGCCGTCGAGGCCATGCGCGTGGTACGCCGCGAGTGGGCCAACCGAGCGGCCCTGGCCGCGGTCGAGGAGACGGACCGGTGACGACGTTCGTGGTCGTCGGGCTCTCAGACCGGCCGGGCACCGCCCCCGCCGTGTATGGGTCGTGGGACACCAGCGAGGAGGGCAGGCGGGCCCGGGCCCGGGTCCGCCGCCGCCTGGCTCGGGAAGAAGCGGACTTCGAGACCGCCGCGTACCTCTGCGCGCTGCAGGAGGAGAACCCGCCCGAGGAGCAGCCGGACAGCACGGAAGAGATCCGGGCCCGTGCCGAGGGCACGGTCTGCGACCTGCTCGGCGCCGCGGACTTCGAGGGCATGGAGGTCTGCGACTTCGCCGCGGTCGTTGTCCAACGGCTGCTCGACTCGGGGCTCGTCACACTAGGAGGCACGTCATGAGGCACAGTTCCGGGAGCGGCGACCTGCTCCTCTCCCTCGCGATCATCGCGGCCGGGCTGGGCACCGTGCTCACCCTGGTCGTGTCCCTGGCCGCCTTCGCCCTGGACAACCCTCGTGCGAAGCACGCGGGCGCCCTGTGCGTGGCCCTGTTCCTGCTCCTGGCCCTGCTCTGCTCGATCCCGGCCAGCCAGGCGTGACCACATACCGCACCGCCGCCCGCCTCCAGCGCGGGCGCAGCCGGTGCAGCCGCCCCGGGGGGAGCAGTGCCACGGGGGCGGCAACCACGCGCGTCGCCCTCTCCACCGCGGGCCCGGGGGGTCGGGCCCCGGAGGGGGCGGCGCGCCCCGAAACTACCCCCCGGGGGTATCTCCGCCGCCGGTAAAAGCCCAGGTCAGGGGCCATTTTGCCGGAGAACTTGCATTTTGCCGCGGCACGTGGTATGATTGCTCCGTAGCAGGGGCCCACCGGGGGCCCCGCCCGCCGAGAGGGAACCGACAGTGATCCTCGCCACCGCCCCCCAGTTCAACTTCCTGAAGACCCTCGTCGCTGAGCGCGAGGTCGACGCCGCCATGCAGGCTCGAATCGAGGCCGCGCGGTCCCTGGCCGTCCGGGATCTCCTCTCCAAGGCCGCCGCGAGCGACCTGATCGGGGACCTGAAGGTCCTCCCCTACAAGGCCGCCGCCGCGTCAAAGAAGGCTGAGCCCGGCTTCTACGTCCTCGACGAGAAGGCGTACAAGGTCCAGCAGAACAAGGCCAAGACCAGCACCTACGCGCTGGCGTGGAGCGGCTCCTCGTGGGAGTACGCCCCGGGCATGGGCCGCCGCCTGGCCGACCTCGTCCCGATGACCGCCGAGCAGGCTGCCCTCCTGGGCCTGGCCTCCGGCCGGTGCATCGCCTGCTGCCGGGCCCTGGGCGGCGCGACCCTGACCGCCAAGGTCGCGGCCGTCGTCGGCTACGGCGAGATCTGCGCCACCCGCGAGGGCTGGGCCTTCCCGAAGGGCGCCGCCGCGCAGCGCGAGCGCCTGGCCGCCGCCTCCGCCTGAACCCGCCCCTGGGCGGGGGCTCCGGCCCCCGCCCACCTCGACCCCCGGCCGCCCGAGAGAGAAAGAAACCGACACCATGACAACCGACACCCTCGCCGCCTACCGCGACAAGATCGCCAAGTTGCTGGCCAAGGCCGAGCGAACCGACAACGAGCACGAGGCCGAGGCGTTCACCGCCAAGGCCGAGGCCCTGATGCTGCAGTACGGCATCGAGCGGGCCGAACTGCAGGCCGCGGGCAAGGTCCAGGCCGAGGAGATCGTCGAGAAGACCGTGAACTGGAGCACCATCTACGCGCCGACGTGGGGCTCGTTCCTCTACACGCTGTCGTTCGCGTGGGGTGACCTCACCGTCCTGCAGTCCCGCTACGGCAAGGACCACGTCCGGTCCTACGTGATCGGCCACGAGCGCGACGTCGAGGACTTCCTGATCCTGGTGACGTCCCTGCAGTTGCAGGCCACGACCGCCATGAAGCGGTTCCGCCGGGAGAACGCCGAGGAGCGCCGGTACAACACCATCCACGAGAACTTCGTGATCGACCGCTCGTTCCTGGGCGGCTTCGCCTCCACGTGCGCCAGCCGCCTGCGGGCCATGCGCCGCGAGGTCCGCGAGGAGACGCCGACCACCCCGGGCGCGGCCCTGGTGCTCGCCAGCAAGCAGGACCGCGTGGACGCCTGGGTCGCCGAGAAGTACCCCAAGTTGGGCAAGGGCCGGTCCTCCCGGGCGCAGCACTCGTCGACCGGGAGCGCGGCCGGGCGCGTGGCCGGGCAGCGCGCCGACCTCGGCGGCAAGCGCGTCGGCGGCACCCGCAAGGAGATCCGATGAGCACCGGCCCGTTCGTCGGGCACCTGCCGCCGGAGAGCGTCGAGGCCCTGCGGGAGGCGGACCGCGTGTACGCGTTCTGCCTCTCCGGCCTCGGCCACCGGGCCGTGCACCGCGACGAGGCCGACCCGAGCGTCGGCATCTTCACGGCCGCCGTCTGGTGCGAGGACTGCGGCACCGACCTCTCCAACGACGAGGTCATCAACCCGACCACCGAGGAGGTCTGACCGTGTTCGAGGTCACCGTCCCCGCCGAGGCGTACACCTGGAGCAGCCAGGTCGTGCAGTACGCCGACGCGACGCCGCCCACGACCCTCCCGGGCTTCAGCACCTACGAGGGCGTCGTCCCCGGCTGGCCACCGATCCACTGCCTGCTCTGGTGGGACTGCACCACGGGCGGGCGGCCGATGATCGTCGGCATCCTCAACTACTACGACTTCGACAGCCCGTGGGAGCGGAAGGGCAACGTCAACCTGTGGGTCCGGCCCTCCCACCAGCGCCGCGGCGTCGGCAGCACCCTGGTCCGGCTGGCCGACGCGCTGTTCGGCCCGCTCAACCCCGAGCAGCAGCGGTACACCGCGAGCGGCGCCGCCTTCATGAACGACCTCTACAGCAAGGAGAAGTGAGCATGTACAGCGCCGAGCAACCCGTCAAGACGTGGGACTTCGAGGAGTACGACGAAGCAGAATTGGGCAACTTCTGGGACACGGTCAACGCCCTGCCCGAGGGCAGCGTGATCGCGACCGGCTTCCTCGACGACGGCCTCGTCTACTTCGAGAAGACCAACGCCGCAGACGGCGAGTGGACCGTGGTCCAGGTCGACAACCCCAACGTCGAGGACGCCTTCCCGATCGGCTCGACCGACGAGGGCGACCGGGCCGTCATCGACGCAGGGGGAGACATCGAGGTCGCCTACGTCATCAAGGAGGGCCCCCGATGATGACCGCCGCCGTCGCCGTCTGGCCGTGGCTGGCCCTCATCGCGGGCGTCACGATGGTCGGGCTCGGCGTGGACGTGGGCTTCCAGGAGGTCACCGGCCGCCCGCTGCCGGTCCGACAGCGCGTGCAGGTGCTCCTGGGCATCCTGGTCGCGGCCGTCGCCGTCGTGGGGCTGGGAGGGCTGTTCCGATGACCGAGGAGCCGACCAAGGACCTCGTCTTCCCGGAGCCGCGGGTCCCGTACGCGTACTCCGAAAGCGGCACCGCGCCGCGGGGCTGGTGGACCGTGGCCGAGGTCGAGGAGGTCATGTGGCGGGTCCGGGCCGCGGGCGGCACCGACAGCACGCCGGTCAAGTTCCAGCGCGGGGAGATCCGGGCCACGCACGTCGTCGCCTCCGAGCACGACGCGCCGCACCGCGAGGAGCCCGCCCCGCCGCCGCCCGCGGCCCCGGCCCCGATGGACGTGCTCTCGCCACGCCTGCGCCGGTTTGCCGAGGTCGTCGGGCTCCTGCTCGCCCTGCCCGTCGTTCTTTGGGCGGTCGTCCTGGTCTGGCGCCTGACCGTGGGGTCCCTGTTCTAGGCCCAGAACCACACCTCTCTGGCACGCAGGGGGCCACCTGATCCCCAGGGGATCGGGTGGCCCCCTCGCTGTCAGAGCGGGGCACTCAGCGCCAACAGCGGACCCAGTCGACCTTCATGACGTAGTCGTCGTAGGTCGCGACCCCGTCCTTCAGGTAGGTGTCCAGCGTCGGGTGCTCGCTGTCGCTCACGAGCAGGCTGAGGATCAACTCGCCTGGGACCGTGGCCGGGGTCAGGGCGGTGAGGTCACCGACCGGCACCCCGTCGATGGAGAAGTGGTAGCCGTCGCTGTTCCAGAACGCCGCGTACGTGTGCCACGAGTTCCAGAACGTGTAGTCCGCGTTCGGGTAGAGGTTCACCGTGTCCGGCCCGGCCGTGCTCCCCGCGGCGCCGGTCCAGGAGTACCGCACGTCCTGCAGCGTGTCGGTCGTGTCCACCGTCGAGGGGTCCCCGGTGTAGACCGTGTGCTGCACGAACTGACTGTAGATCGGCTTGGTGACGTCCGTCGCGTGCGGGCCGCGCTCGCCGAAGAACTCGACCACGTCCAACTCCGCCGCGCCCGGGCCGTAGCCGCCCTGGTGCCAGGCGGAGCCGTGCGCGCCCTTGAAGCGGTTGAACTTGATCCGGGCCTCGATGTGCCCGCGGACGAAGTTCCGCAGCGGGCCGGTGGCCGGGTCGGCGCCGGTCGTGATGTGGCCGACGAGCACCCGGCCGGGGCTGGCCGGGTCCGGCAGCACCTTCAGGGAGAGGACGCTGCTGGCCACGGCCAGCGCGCTCGCGTCCGCCTTCATGTCGGTGCGCCCGGGCAGGTCGTACTGCGGCTGCCGCAGCGCCCACTTGCCGGAGGCCAGCATCTCGCCCACGCTCGCGTAGTCGAACGAGTCCCAGAAGTGCAGGCTCTTGATGGTGAACTTGTCGCTGATCGCCGAGCCGTAGGTGTCTGCGCCGACCGTGATCGCGCTCGCGTACAGGTGGTAGGTGGAGACCACAGGCACGTTGAGGGTGATCGCGAAGTTGCCGTTCGCGTCGCAGACCGTGCCGGTGATCCGGGTGACGGTGCCGTCGCTGTTGTCCTGGTAGAGGCTGACGCCCCGGCCCGCGCCCGCGCCGACGACGTGCCCGGTGATGGTGGCGCTCTGGTCGCCGGAGGTGGTGTACTCCGGGGTGGTGAGGGTTGCGAACGAGGATGCGTACGAGGTCATGTGGTTCCTTCCGAGAGGGGTGCTGCAGGGGCTCAGAGCCGGGTGCGGATCCTGAGCAAGACGAGAGACCCCACCAGGACGACCAGAACGGTGCCTAGGAGGACCACGGCGGGCCCGGCGTACCGGGACCCCACGATGCCCGCTGCGGTGCAGAGAGCGGCCAGCACGAGCCGGAACGCGAGGGGCAGGACGACCTCGGGGGACGTCAGCGCCTCGCGCCAGCCCGCGGCCTCAGTCGAGACGCGACGAAACATGACCGACCACGTAGTTGAGGGCGAACGCACCGGCTGTCCAGCGCCACCACTCGGCGGCGTGCCCGGGACCGCCGACCAGGAGCAGGCTGAGGAGGACGACGAGGCCGATCCAGAAGCCGACGCAGTACGGGCAGATCAGGCCCTCGATGTACCTGGCCCACCACGGGTTGCGCCGCCGCGGGTTGCCAAAGGCCGCCTTGTAGGCCGGGCCGTAGATCCACCACTGCCCGGGGATCGAGTCCGTGGTGACGAGCCGCGTCAGCCGCAGGCTCGCGAGGACGAGGAGTATCAGATCAAGCGCGATCAGCATTGTGAAGTCCCACCTTCTGTTGTTGTTAGCCGTTGTTGCTGCACGTGTAGGTGTGGTCGTTGTCTGCGTCGGTGCAGTGGTACGTCTGGCCCAGCCACGTGAAGTCGAAGGAGTCCGGGTACCCGGCCGGGCCTGGCGAGCCGTCAGCGCCGTTGGTGCCGTCCTTGCCCGCGGGGCCGGTCAGCCCCTGCGGCCCGGGGGGTCCCTGCGAGCCCTGCGGCCCGGGGGGTCCCTGCGAGCCCTGCGGTCCGGGCGGCCCGTCAGCACCGTCCGCGCCGGGGGCGCCGACCCGGCCAGGGGCGCCGTCCTTGCCGTCGCCGCCGGGTGGCCCCGGCGGGCCGTCCTTGCCGTTGCTGCCGGGTGCGCCGGGCAGCCCGGGGATGCCCTGGATGCCCTGGACGCCTTGCGGCCCGATCACGCTCGGCACGGTCTTGACGAGGTCCTTGGTGTCCGGGATCTGCTCGGCCGCCTTACAGCGGGGGTCGTGCCGCTGCGCCTTGTCCCGGCAGAGCGATGTCACGACGTTCTCGTTGCTTTGGTTGGCGTTGGCCAGCCTGCGGATCGCCCGGTCGCGTGCCTGGCCCTGCATGTACAGCAGGACGATGGCGCTCGTGACGCAGACGCCGATGACGAGGAGGGCGACGACCAGGGCCCGGTACGAGGGCGCGGTCGACCGCCACTTGGGCAGCCTCACGTGGTCGACTCCCCCGGCGCGGGCTCGCACTCCGGCACGTGCTCCGGCCCGAGGTTGACCAGGATGACGCGCTCCAGCGAGGCGGCCCGCCTCGACCAGTACGCGCCCCAGGCCCGCTCCATCCGCAACTGCGACCGGCAGTCCGCCTCGAACTTCTCCAGGCGGCCGACGGCCTTGTCCTCGCGGCCCTCCGCGCTGTTGCGGAACGCGATGACGCTCTTGACGACCGTCCAGATGAAGGTGGCGCCGCCCGCCGTCAGGAGGGCGAGGATGATGTTCTGCAGCGTCTGCTCACTCATGGCTGTTGTTCCTTGCTTCCCGAGAACCGATGCGCCAGCCGGTAGATGGCGAGTACGGCGCGCCACCGCACGGCGAGCACAAGGGCAAAGCCGAAGAGGATCGCCGCGTCGGCCACAGCGATGTACGGCGTCTCCTGGAACGACAGTTGAATCGTGATGACCGCGAAGACTCCGAAGGAGGAGATGAGGAGCGGCAGGCCGACGAACTCGCCGACCCACCTTCGAAGGATGGCCCCGAGGGCGGAGACCGCCCCGCCGACGACGAGGAACCACGACATCAGCGCCGCGGTTGCACCGAGCAGGGGCGTGAAGACGCTGCTGAGGAGAAGCAGGGTGCCCGCCGCGGTGAAGAGGGCGTAGGCGACGGACCGAGCCCAGCGCAGGAACTTCGACTGCCGGTAGGTGCCGTTAGCCAGGTTGATGCCGTGCAAGAGGTCGCCTCTCTGGTCCCCCGGGGCGGGCATGGTCCTACCGGAGGGGCTTGTTGCGGACCACGTAGGTCGGGACGCCCGTGATGCCGGAGGCGATCAGCGCGAGCACGAGGCCCTGCACGATCTCCTTGACGGTGAACGCGCCCGTGTCCGCCACGTAGTACAGCGCGAACGACGTGAGGAACGCCAGGAGGGCGGCGACGTACGCCTTGGTCGGGGTCTGCGGGGCGCCGGGGGCCGGGCTCGGGACGACTGGTGACATGGTGGTACTCCTTTCCCTACCCTCTATTCTACCAGGAAGCGGGCAAACCACCTTCAACTAGGCGCCGTCGCTGAACAGCCCGAGCATCCAGCGGATCAGGACCTCATTCTGCTTCGAGAGGTCCGCGACCTGGGCAGCGAGGGCCTTCACGCCCTTGGCGAGGGCCTTGTCCGACGCGGAGACCCCGGCCGCCGTGCTGTCGATGATCGTCTGCGCCTGCTGCACGATCTGCGGCTCTACGTTCGCGATCCACGCGTCGTTGTCCTTGGTCGCGGCTCGGGCCCCGCGCAGGAGGTTGTCCATGAACGTGTTGCCCTGGGCGACGAGCAGCACCAGGGTCCGCTCGTCCTCGGTTAGGTCCTCCTCGAAGTGCAGGTGGTAGCACTCGCCCCAGCCCTCGACGTTCTCCTCAACCGTGATGGTGACGGTTTTCGAGGTCGCGAGCGCGAACAGGTCCGGCGTCAACTCCCTCGCGTCCCGCAGGAACGTCGTCAGTTCCGCGCCGTTCGGGTTCGCCGGGTGCGCGGAGGTCGGGACGTAGATGTCCTTGGGCACTGCTCTCTCCTAGGTCTTGATGAAGACGTTGGCGGCCAGGCGGGGGTTGCCGTCGCTGTGCCCGCCCGTGGTGAACGCGGGGCTCCGGTCCATCGAACTGGTGTTTGGGTACTGGTCCGGGGCCCCGGTGCGGCCCGTGATCGGGTTGCCGCCTCGGTTGCCGGTGCCGCCCGCGCGGTCGGCCACGGTGGCGATGCTCAGGGAGCCGACGCTGTGGGTGTGGTTCGAGATCGAGTGCAGGTGGTCCACACCGGACGCGGAGTGCGTGTGGTCGCCAGCCGGGTCGCGGCTGGCCTCGGCCTCGCCGTCGCTGGCGCCGAGGGCCCAGCCGCTGCCCACGCCGTAGAGGGCGCGCTTGCGGGCGTCGGGCAGGTTGAACGTCGTCGAGTTGTCGCCCACGCCGTGCGTCGTGCCGATGGCGGCGAAGAGATCGGCGTAGGTTGTGCGTGAGACCGCGCTGCCGTCGCAGAGCAGCCACCCGGGTGAGGGCGTGGCTCGCATCGAGGCTTTGATGTCGCCGGGCTCCCAGATGCTGTTCCGGCCGTCCGCGCCGGTCCCGGACAGGCCGCCGAGGCGCCAGTCGCCGTTGCCCCACAACTGCAGGAGCGCCGTGCCGAGGCCGTCCTTGGCGGCTGAGAGGATCTGGCCGGGCGTGCTGCCGCCGGGGAACGTGCCGACCGTGACCGGGGCCGTGCCGGTCTTGACCTCCGGCGTGTGGTACCCGGTGGCACTCGGGGCCAGGAGGCCGTCCTCGCGGAAGGTCGAGACCTCGGGCTGCACGTTGGCCGTCAACTCCCGGCCGATGTAGATCCGGTAGTAGTTCGGCGGCACCGACTGGGTCGCGACGGTGGGCGGGAACGCGCCTGCGGAGAGGCGGATGTATCCGCGCTTGTAGACGCTGAGCCGGGCAGCGGCACCGATCGGCGTCTCGTAGGTGTACGTCGAGGTCGCGGAGTCCCAGACCACGTAGGAGAGGCCAACCCACCACTCGAAGAACAACTCATTGACGGTGCCGTTGGTGCTCTCGTCCCACTCCTTGCTGTGGACGTTGATGTAGCCGCCTGCGTCGTCCGTGTCCGCGATCACACGGAAGACCTGGCCATCCCAGCCGAGGCTACCACGTTGCGGCGTGTAGAACTTGCGGCCCCGGACCGCGCTGGAGCCATTCGTGCCAGGGAAGACGTGAATGTTGTCGAGCCGGGTCTGAGTGCTCTCGTAGCGGTTGCTGAAGACGAAGCAGTCCTCGGTGAAGTCGAAGCGCCCGAAGTGGACCGACTGGAGGCCCTTGATCGAGACTCGGGCCGTGATGCTCGTGCCGCCGGAGGCCCAGGTCGTGCCGTCCGCGGCGGCCCCCACGCCCCACCGCTTCACGACGATGTTGTTGACGGGGTAGTTCGCGGCGAACGGGTTCACCCACTCGCCGATGCAGAGTTGGTTGTTCACGCTGTCCCAGCCAAAGCCCGGCCAGCCGGTCGTGTCGGACCGGGTGTAGGTGCGCGAGACCTCGGAGCCGCCCGCGTTGTTGTGGCTCTTGACGGTGATGACGGAGGACGCCTGCGGGTACGTGTTGCTGCTGAGCATCCGGGCCTTGACGACGCCCGCCCGCTCGACGTAGCCGATGATGTACTCGTTAGGGAAGTCCTCGATGGAGACCCAGGTCAGGGCGCTCGTGCCCGCGGACTGGCCGGGGACATGCGTGTACTTGGTGATCCGGCTGCCGAGGAAGTTGTTCGCGTCCTCGTAGCCGTTGTTGTCGTAGAGCCAGTGGACCAGGTAGGTCGTGTTGCTGCTGTCGTCGACGTACCCGCCCTTGCCGAGCATCCGGCTGTAGTACGCGTCGTTGGTGTACGCCCGCGAGGGGAAGGATCCCAGGGGGCCGGTCCGCAGCGTCGCGTACGTCGGGTCCTGGAGGTAGTAGGTGCTGTACGGCGAGTTGGTCAGTGTCGGCGGGACCGCGGGCGGCGTGATGCCGGTCTGCATCGTGACGAGGGAGTCCTGCGCGATCTCGCTCGACCCGCCGAGGCTCGCACCCAGGAGGGTCCGCAGGTGGTCGATGTCGGCGTCGCCGCTGAGTTTGTGGGAACTGCCGTCGTTGGAGACCTTGAAGGTCTGGAGGCCCGAGCCGTCGAACGCCTGCAGCCCGTCCGGCGACATCTCCGTCCGTTGCCCGCTGAGGTTACCGTTGTCGTCGGGCACGCCGCCCGCGGAGATCCGCGAGGTGAGGATGATGTTCGCGGCGAGGGCGTCAGCGCCGATCGCGTTCGCAGCGACGGTGTCGGCCGTGACGGAGTTCGCCGCTAACTTGTCGCCCGTGATCGTGTTCGCTGCGAGGGCGTCCGCGACGATGGTGCCGTCCACGATGAGTTCGCCATCGATGAACGACGTGCTCTGGATGCGGACCGCGAGGCCGTTCTTGTTCCCGAAGAGGACGATGTCGTCGTCGGTCAGGTCCGCGGGCACGTCGGGCCCGGCCTCCAGGACCGTGTTGGTGCCCCCGCCATTGTAGCGCCACCACACCCACCGCTCCGCGGTGTTGCCGGTGGGCACCGCGTAGGACACGCCGTTGTACTGAATGTTGAACGCGGCCCAGGTGATGTAGCCGGGGCTGGGGGTATTGTGCTGGACGGCGGGGATCGCCACGTGCTCAGTCCTCGCTCAGGGTCTCGCCGTCGTCGGTGACGATCGTCTTGTCCGTCACGACGACCTCCCCGCGCAGCGCGGCCAGGACCTCGGGCGAGATGTAGCCCTCCTCGTCCACCTGGTCGACGTTGGTGTTGTCCCTGGTCTTCTTGGCCATGACGGGCTCCTCAGTACAGCAGGTGGAAGGCGGCGTTGATCTTCGGCGGGGTGACGGCGTTGGTGGCGAGTTGGGTAGCGCCGACCGCGCCGGTCGCGATCTGCGTCGTGCCCACGGTGCCGGTCGCGGTGCTCAGGACGGCGCCGTTCACGCCGGACCCGACCCGGGCCGCGGCCACGGTGCCCGTGGTGATGTTCGTGCCGCTGATGCCGGAGCCGACCTTGGTGCCGGAGACACCGGAGATCGCCGCGTCGCCGACCTGGAGGTCCACCCAGGCGGAGCCGGACCACCGCTTGATGAGGTTGCCCTGGTCGGTCACGACCCAGAAGTCGCCGACCGTGAAGCCGTTACCCGCGGGCGCGACCGGCGCGACCGGCGGGCTGGCCAGCGCGCTGTAGTAGGTCGTGGTCTTGATGTCGGCCTTGGCCTGCGCGTTGTTCGCGGCCGACAAGGCGGCGCCGATGTCGGAGTCGCTGATCGCGATCCACGTGTTCGCCGGGCTGCCGGAGGCGCCGGACCAGCGGTACGCCTGGCCGTCGTCGCTGTCGTACCAGATGTCGCCGACCTTGGTGGACGGGTTGGTCGCCCCGCCCGCGGTCGCGTCGCCGTTGGCCCACGGGGCGGCGGCCTGGAAGTAGGTCGTGATCGAGCCGTCCGCAGTGGCCTGGGCGAGGTCGGCCTTGTTCTGCGCGGCCGTGATGCTGTTGACCAGGTTGGTGTAGAAGTCCGTCTTGGCCGACGTGACCGCGCCGTCCTGGATGGCCGCGCTGCTGACCGAGTTCGCGCCGACCGCGGCCGGGATCGAGGTCTCCAGCACGGAGGTCGCGACGCCGCCGTTGTTGACGAAGATGAGGGCGTCGTTCGCGCCGAGGGTCGGCAGTGTCGCGCTGAACTGCAGGCTGGCCGTGGTGCCCGAGCCGGGCTTGACGAAGTAGGCGTACTTCAGCGCCGTGTTGCCGTCTGCGATGGTGTAGTCCACGCCCATGTAGACGACGTGCAGCGAGGACCAGGCGATGGACCCGGCGGCCGGGCTGTTGCTCGTGAGCACGTAGCCGGTGATTCGGTGGGTCATGTCGTGGATGTCCTCGACGTAGACCCGGTCGAGGCCGCGGCCCTCCTCGCGGGCCTGCATCTCGTAGACCTGGGCCAGGCGGAACTCCACGTCGGCGACGGCCGCAGCCATCTCCGCGCGCATCTCGGCGCGCAGGGTGGCAAGGGCGTCCGAACCACGGGTCTCCGGGGCCTCGTCGACCGGGATGGTCTGGACGGGCAGGTGCTCGGGCGCGGCTGACTCGATCCCCGCTCCCACGTGGGACCGGAGGGCCACCACGTTCGAGTCGTCAGTCATGGGCTTCTCTTTCTCTAGTAGAGGACGTGCGTGGAGGTGTTGAACTTTTTCGCAGTGATGGTGAAATCGCCCACGTCCGTCGCTTCCAATAATATCGTGCGAAACGGACCAACAGGTGCGCTTGGGGCCGCGGCGCCCACGACGTTCGAGGCGGTCACGCGGACGTAGAGGTCGGTCGCGGAGGGCAGGTCGAGCAGGAAGACGCTGTTGTCCTCCGTGGTGAGGGTCTTGACGACGTTGGTGAAGGCCGGGTTCGTCGAGACCTCGTAGGTGAGGGTGGTGTACACGGGCTGCGGCGCGACGACGACCTGGAGGCCGCGCACGACGGGCAGGACGGTCGGCGCCGGGCTGGCGGACGGCGCCTCGGTCGGCTGCGGGGGCGGCGTGTACGGGAGGGTGCCCGCGGCCAGGAAGCCGCCGTCGAGCGTCGGCGTGGCGTTCGGCAGGTCCACGACGTGCGCGAGGTCGTCGGTCAGCCGGATCGCCTTCGGCGGAATGTACTCGCCCTCGGGCATGGAGAGCAGGTCCGTGTTGGTGAGCACGACCTTGATCGGCTCGTCCGCGTCCGGCAGCACGACCTCAGCCAGCCAGATCCGGCCCGGCACGCCGCCCGTGTCCGGCACGACCGGCTCGCCCTGCTCGTAGTCCTCGATGAGCGCCGGGGACACCGTGGCGTCCCCGGTGTCCGGGTCGACGCTGAGGAGGGTGTACGGCCCGGAGCCGCCGATCCAGACCGTCGAGCCGATCGTGAGCGAGCCGGGGTTGTCGACGACGATCGCGGTGGCGTCCAGCGCGCCGGGCACGGCGAGTTCGGTGCCGTCCCACGCCCAGTGGACGCTGGTGAGGAGACCTGTCTCGGGCATGCTACTTCTTGCCACCCTTCTTCTTCGGGCGGATGATGGTGCGCCGTCCGGTGGCCCGCACCTTGACGGGCGCCGAGACCCACTTCACGGTGCCGAGGGTCATGTTCCCGCCGACGCCGAGGGGGATGGAGGCCGCGTCGAACGGCACCCGCCCGATCCCCAGCGGCAGGTTGAGGTGGTCGCCCTGGTCGAGGTGGAAGAACGGCATGACCTCGTACCCAGGCTCGGAGTCCACGCCGGAGGCCGCCTGCAACTCCGAGACGGCGCGGGCGTTCACCTGGTCCTGGTTGACGAGGTTGTCGTCGCTCGTCACGATCGGCAGCGTCCGCGGCACGCCGTTGCGGGCCAGCGCCGTCTCGGAGAGCCGGTCGCTCGGCGGCAGCACGGCGACACCCTCGTAGATGATCGTGTACGAGGACGACTTCCGGGTCTTGGTCGCGGCCGTCGTGATCTCGCGGCGCGAGGTCGCCTTCGAGTAGTTCTTGAACTCCGTGAACGACGTGCTCGCGTCCGGCAGCGCGAGCACCGCCTCCACCTGCACGTCCGGCCGCGCCGTGTTCGTCGGCTCGGCCGTCGCGTAGCCGTCCGCGGAGTAGTATAGGCGCCAGCCGCACTCCCGGCCCGCGATGCTCTTGGCCAGCCGCCAGGGCGTCAGCACGTCGTCGCCCATGCCGGTCGTGTACGGCACGCTCAGCCGGGCGCTCGTGGGCGGGATCCGCATGTGCTGCTCGCCGGTCAGGTCGCCCAGGATGGTGCGGAGCACGTCGCCCACGTTGGCGCCCTTGCCGAAGGACCGCGGCCGGACGCCGTGGTCGGCGAGCAGGCTCTTGTCGCCGAGTTCGAGGCTGAGTTCCGCGCCGGAGCGGTTCGCCGAGGTCGGCACGCCGACCAGGCAGGTCGTGTCCACCTGGCCCAGCGAGGGGACCACGGTGCTGTGTCGGAGCCGGACGAGACGGTTCACCCAAAGGACGCCGTGGTCGTCCTCTGCGTACGCCGTGCCGTACGAGAGCGCACCCTCCGGGTCGCTCAGGACGACGGTGCCGGTGCGGTCTGGGCCGCTGTCGTTGTTCACCGACACGTTCACCTGGCCGTCGAGGATGTCCACCGTCGAGACCAGGCGCTCGCTCAGGTCCAGCACGTCGGCCCAGACCCGGTAGTCGTGGTCGCGCTGCAGGTGCGCGTGGTAGGCGGCCAGCCAGGCGGCGCCGTACTCGATGTGCTGCATCAGACGTCCGCCAGCCGCTGCCACCAGTTCAGGCTGATCGCGGTCCGGTTCGGCGTCAGGCGGGCCTGGTAGACGGGGCTCATCGGCGAGTAGTCGCCGATGATGACGCTCCAGTTCTCCTTGCCGAACACGAGCCGGTACTTCGTGCCGCTGTCGCCCTCGACCCAACCGTCCAGGATCGCCTCGGCGTCGTTGAGGACGATGCCCGCCAGGGACCCGCTCTTCGTGGTGCGGACCAGGCGGCGCCGCTTGGGCTCGACGAGGAGGCCGCCGTTCAGCGGCACGTGCACGATCGACTGCTCGTCGGTCTGTATCTCGACGGAGAGCACGTCGTCCATCCCCACGACCTCGACGCGCTCGTCGGTCCGAGGGTTCACCAGCCAGACGCTCGTGGCGTTGTAGAGGTCGGTGACGGCCGGGCCCGGGGTGCTCACGACGCCGTTGACGCGGAGCCGGACTTCCCAGGTGTGCTCGCCGCGCAGCGGGGCGGTGTAGTCCCGGATGGTGAAGTTCGTGCCCTCGAAGAACGTGACGCCCGGGGCCCAGCCGTAGACGTTACCCTCGCTGTCCCAGATCGGCACCTGCACGCCGTCGCGGAACAGGCTGACCTCGTCGGGTACGCCCGCGGCCCGGCCGCCGGTCAGCACCAGGACGGGCTCCTCGTAGGTGGCTACCAGGGTGTCCACGGGGCCCGCGGTGCCGTCGCCATAGGTGGTGTAGGTCACGTGTGCGCTGGCCTCCACAGGGGCCGCCTCTGCTGCAACGCGGGGCAGCACGCTGTCGCGCACGTACAGGTAGAAGTCACCGACGCCGCCGGGCACCCGCACGCCCGCGCCGGAGGGGGTCCAGAACCGGGTGTCGGGCTCGTTTCGCCAGCCGGACGAGGCCAGCAGGCGGCCCTCGCCGTGGAGGTTGACCAGGAACGAGGTCTGGTCCGAGGCCGTCCACTCGATCGTCGGCGAGCCGTCCGTCACGGTCGCGCCCGGTGCCGTGATCGCGACGGTGGCGAGGGGCCTGAAGGAGTACGTGGCCCACGGGCTCGGCGCGCTCGTGCCGTCCGGCCCGCGCGTCGTGACCCGCCACATGATTGAGCCGCCGTCCGCCAGGGCCGGGCTGCCCGGGTGGTCGGCCGGGTCGTACCGGCCGCTCGTGGCTGCGTGCCAGTCCGCGGTCAGGGCCAGGTTGACGGTGGCCCCGCCGTCCGTGGAGAACTCGACCTTCTGCTCGGTCATGTCCGTGTCGCCCGCGTACGTCAGCACCGGCTGCGCGAGGGAGACGGCGCCGCCGTTCGGCCGGAGGTTGCCCGGGTTGGTGGGCGGCACGTGGTACGTGACGATGAGGGAGGGCTGGTGGTGCGCGGCGGTCGAGCCGTAGATCCAGACCGTGTTCGCCGAGTCGGTGCTGATGCCGAGGCCGGTGGCCGGGCGGCTCTGCGCCCAGCCGGTGACGGGCATGTCGAAGACCACCCCGGACCCCGGCGAGGAGACGGAGGGGCTGTTCCCCACGTAGGCGACCCGGTCCGGCATGGTCCGCCAGGTCACCGAGGAGGTCACCGCCGCGGACAGCGAGCGGGCCTGCAACTGGAACGTCCCGCTGTGGGAGGCCGACGTGTAGACGCGGAGGACGGCGCTGTCGATGGTCGCGTTGCCCGGCACCCGGTCGAGGGAGAACCGGGCGAACGCCATGTAGTCGCCGGACTTGACCGGCATCGTGCTCGGCGAGCCGTACTTGGTCGTCGGCTTCGTGTTCCGGACCGAGTACGTTGTGACGGGGATCGTGATGGTGGGCATCAGGCTCCTTGCCAGGCGAGGCTGTCGGCGGCGTCGATCCGGCCGTCCGCGAGTTCGGCGACGTACGCCTCGAAGTCCCGGCTGCCGATGCGGAGCAGGATCTTCTTCGGGAGGGACGGGGCCGCGGAGCCCGCGGCTGCCCGCGTCTCCGCGGCCGTCTTGACCTGGCTGCCGCGCGGCAGGTTCACCAACTCCGGCCCGCGCTCACCGACCAGGGCGATGCCGCCGGGGGCGTAGTTCGTGCCGCGGGCGAAGGCCGGGATGGTGAAGTCCGGCAGCGGGCCCGGGCCCTTGATGTGCACCGGCAGGTGCAGCGCGCTGTTGATCGCGTGCTTGACGCTGCTCCCGATGTCGCTGATGAACCCGCCCGCCGCGGACAGGCCCATGCCGATGCCGCGGATCACGCGCTTGCCGAGGTCCTGGCCCGCCTGCAGGAAGTTGCTGGCCAGGTTGAGGATCTTTCGCGGGATCGCCTTCAAGATCGCGACGACGCCGCGGGCCCCGGCACCCACGACGGTCTTGATGCCGTTCCAGGCCCGGGAGGCGACGCCCTTCATGACGCCCCACACTCGGGAGAAGATCGCCCGGGCAGCGGCCATCTCGGTGCCGATGATCGCACGGACGAACCGGGCACCCGCGCCGACGACGACGCGGATCACCTTCCAGGCAACGGAGATCACACGCCGGATGACGTTGAAGACGGCCATGACGATCGTCTTGTAGACGTTGAAGTACGTCCGCACGACGGTCCCGATGATGCGGAGGTAGGTGCCGAAAACGGTCCGGATGACCCGCCAGGCCACGCTGATGACCCGCTGCACGATCCGCATCGAGATCCCCACCGTCCGGCTGACGAGGGTGAAGTGCGCGCCGACCAGGCGGCTGATGAGGCGGGCGCCGCCGCCCACGACCTTGACGAGGAACTTGAAGACGACGCCGACGACCTTGCCGATCTTGATGAAGGCCGGGCCCACCATGTTGCCGAGGGTGACCGCGAGTTCCACCATTGGCGCGAGGAACTTGCCGACGATCGGGAGGATCTTGACGATCGCCCCGCCCCAGTTGGTGAACGCGAGGATGATGGTCGCGATGATCGGCGCGAACCGCGTGAGGATCGGCCCGACCACCTTGCTGATGATGCCGACGACCGGCGTGATGACGCTCGCGATCGTGCCCAGCATGTCGAGGCTCTGGCCGATGATCTCGCCGATGACGGAGCCGACGCCCTTCAGCAGGGGCGCGAGGGCCTTGAACAGCCCGGCGAACTTGGGGCCGTTCTTGGCGAACGCCGTGCCGATCCGTTCCAGGACCGGGGCCAGCGCGCTCTGCACGACCTTGACGATGCTCACAATCACCGGTAGCACGGCGCTGAAGACCTTCATGTACCCGCTGGCGATGCTCGGGTTGAACAGCGGCAGCAGCATCTTGCCGACCTTGCCAAGGAAGCCGAGCATCTGGCCGGTGGCCGCGGTGCCCCTCTTGGCCCAGTCCGCGATCGCGTTCTTCGACGAGGCCAGGCTCGTGAAGTCGGCCATGCGCTTCGACAACTTGTTGAGGGTGCCGAGGATCCCGTCGCCGGACGGCGTCGCGGCGCTGAAGACGTTGAAGAGCGTCTTGCCGAGGTTCTTCACGATGCCGAACAGGTTGTGCGCGCTGTGGAACGCACGGTCCATGAAGCCGCGGATCTTCTCGCCCGTCTTCGGCGCCGAGGCCCAGGTGCCGAACGCCTTGCCCGCGCTGGCGATGGTGTGGGCCAGCCGCATCGACGAGGGGTGCAGGGCGTTGAAGATGTGCAGGATGCCGTTGAGGATCGGCGCCGCCGCGGAGCCGAGCACGCGGATGATCCGGTTGTTGCCCTGCAGGGCCTTGCCCAACTGCGCGACGCCCGTCTTGCTGGTGACGTACCGGCCGACGCTCCGCAGCACGCCGTTGAGCGCGGCGCCCGTGCCGCCGAGGCTCTTGCGCAGCATGGGCACCGTGGTCTTGCCCATGCGGTTGATGATGCCGTCGAGGTTCTTGAAGACCTGCTGCTGGATCGCGGTCTTGATGCCGCCGCCGCTCTTGGAGAGGTCGCGGAACGCCTTGGCCGCCTCCTGGGCGTTCGGCGCCAACTTGGCGAGGGCCTTGTCGTCGCCCCCGACCGCCTTGGTGAAGTCGGCGAACGCCATCTTCGCGACGATCTTGGCCTGGATCAGCGAGCCGAGCACGCCAACGAAGGACAGCGACGCGCCGCCCGCCTGCACCACGGCGCCCGTGAAGGCCACGAGGGCGCCGGACAGCGCCGACGCCCCGCTCGTGATGAGGGGGAGGGCGGCGGCGATCGCGCCCATCTTCAACTTCCCGCCGTCGAAGCCCTCGAAGGACTCCTTCAACTTCTTGCCGATGCCGCCGCCGTCGCCGCCCTTGATCTTCTCCCCGAAGTTCTTGAGGAATCCGGAGCCGAGGCGGTCACCGATGCGCTTGCCACTCTTGTCGGCCTCCTTGTCGGCGGCCGGGCCGACCTCCTTGACGGAGTGCTTGACCTCGCCTTCGAGGTTGTCACCGTTGACGTGCAGGTCGACGTAGGCGTCGGCTACGGACACGTCCTCACCCCTTCCCGGAGAGGGCCGCGACGAAGCCGCTCAACGAGGCCTCCTCGTTCTGCTTGGACCACGGCGAGGAGTCCGCCACGGCCGCGCCCGTCTTGATCGCCCGCGCGTCAGGCTTGTGCAGCCTGATGTCGAACTTGTCCTTCTCCTCGGACTCGGCGTCCTCGACGGCATAGAAGTAGATCAGGTTCAGGAAGCGGTCCAGCGGCAAGCCCATCGGATCCACTCCCTTCGCTGCTGCCCATCCGTCGAACACGGTCCAGTTCTGCTCGGCGACCCGGATCAGCCGGGTCGCTACGTGGTAGGGCGGCCGGACACCCGCTCGACGAGCCCCGACACGACCTCCTCCAAGATGTCGATGTCCAGGTCGTCCTTCGGGTCCTTCAGCCGCCCGGACAGGTGGTCCTGGTCCTCCTGGCTGAGCCCGGTGTCCAGCCACTCGAAGGCCGCCTTGGCGGCCTCCAGGTCGCTCTCGGCGTCGAGCATGGGGAGGATCATCGCGGCCTGCTTCGGCGGGACGAACGAGTACACGTGCGCGCTACCCTCCAGGTCGAAGGTGATCGCGTCGGTCCGCCGCTTGGCGACCTTGAAGGAGAGGTCGCTCACTTGGTGTCTCCCTGGGCCGGAGGGGCGGACGGCGTCGGCGTGCTGTTGCCGCGCGGGGGCGGCGGCGTCTGGCCGGTTGAGGTCCTGGGCGGCGAGGGCCGCTTCGTGGTCTTTCCGCAGTTGCATCCCATGATGCCCACCTTTCTGTTGGGATGACAGGTACGTACCTATTCTACCTTGACCTCAGCGAAAGTCCTCCATGCTAACGGACTCGACCGCCCTCGTGAGGTACCGGGCCGCGGGCACGCCGCTGGTGGAGAACGTCCGCACCCACTTGCCCTTCACCTGGAAGACGAGGAAGGGTGCCCGCCTCGCGTGGATCGGCGGGGTGCCGACCTCCTGCCAGATCGCGTACTCCACGTCGGAGCCGATCCGCCAGATGATCCTCGTCTTGGTGGCGGGCTGCCGGACTGCGATGATGCTGTTCCGTAGCAGGCCCTTGTCGACGGGGGCGTTCTCCTTGGCCCGGTCCCGAACCCGGCCAGCAGCGCGGGCCGAGGCGGTCGCGATCGGCCCGATCGACATGAGGTAGGCGATCTTCTCGGGGTGGACGACGACCTTCACTCGCAGCCTCGCTGCAGCATGAGTTGGAAGACGAGGGTCCACTCGAAGCCGCCGCAGTAGCCCTGCGGACCCAACGGCAGCCCCTGCTCGATGCGGAGGGTCTTCGGCGGCGCGACGGGGAACGACCAGTCCCGGATCGCGTCGAGGAGGATGTCCGCGTCCCGGGTCATGCCGAGGGTGTCCTCGGTCATCTCCGCCGCGGTCGGGAAGCCCTCCTCGTCCACGCCGTGCATGCAGCGCACGACCCCCACGCCAACCCTCGCCTGGAGGGCGTGCACGTCGCACGGCTGGCTGCCCTGCGGCTGCGGCAGCAGGCTCACGAGCCGGACCCACAGTTGGCCGCCGCCCTCGCTGGCGGCGCAGCAGTTGTCCCAGGAGACCGTGTTGCCGGGCACCACGGAGGACAGCCCGACCGGCCGCTCGCAGGCGTTCAGGCCCGCCTCCGCGGCGTCCAGGAGGCTCTGCAGGGCGGGGCCGACGCGGTCCACCACGTCAGCCTCCCCAGGTGGTCCGGCGCCCCGCGGTGCGGAGGTTCGGCACGGCCACGCTGAAGCCGATGTCCGGCTTGGTCACGCTGGCGACCCAGGAGTCGATGAGCCAGATGCCGGTCTTGCCCGCGTCCAGGTCGTCGAAGGCGTCCAGGCCCGCGGCGATGGTGACGCCCTGCCGGGTGATCGTCTGCCACCGCTGCGGCAACTCGCACTCCTTGGCGCCGGAGGCGGCCAGGGCGAGTTGGCAGGCCAACTTCCCGGCCGCCACCTGACCGCCGATCGGCACGGGGGCACCGATCTTGACGGTGACAGCCCAGGTGCCCTCCGTGCCGAGCGGCAGGCTCATGTTCTGGCAGTACGGCCACCGCCCCCCGTCCTGGCGGACGAGGAGACGGTAGCCGTCCACGCGGTAGGCCGAGGGGTCGAGCAGCACACCGTCGACCTCGACGGCGACCACCTCGGTCACCGGGGTCTCGAAGCGGAGCACGCTGCCCCAGGAGCCGCAGCCGCAGGTGTCAGCGCACCCGCCGCCGCAGCCGACGTTGAACCAGCGGCCACCGATGAGGGTCGGCTGCCAGGGAGATCCCACGCGCGAGTCGGACCCGTAGGTGGAGACACCCTCGAAGCAGTCTTGGCGGCACGGCCGGATCACCCCCTCGCACTGCCCGAACTGGCGCCCGGTGTAGCGCCACAGGTACTCCGCGGCCATCTGCTCAAACCGCGCCTGGCCGGAGGCGGGGAGGGACGCGAGCGCGTTGCAGGGCGTGTCGTCGGGGTAGACGGCGGGCCACTCGCAGACCGTGCTGAACATTCCTCGCTCCTCTCCGGGTTACGCCTTCGCTGGCCCGGGCACCACAGGTGGGGGGTCGTACCCGGGCCAGCGAGTCTTACGCGGCGAAGGGCTGGCAGCCGCAGGCCGAGGGCGGCGGAGCGACGCCGGTCTCCATGATGAGCATCGGCTCGGTCGGCAGCAGGGCCTCCGGCAGGAGGTCCGGCGTGGTGCCGTTCATGAGCACGTTGTGCAGGCCGACGCCCCACGAGTGCCCGGAGACGGTGTACGCGCCCTGCATGGTGAACGAGACGGCGTTCTCCCCGTCCACCGTGATGTCGCCGAGCACGCCCGCGTTGATGCACGGGAGGACGACGTAGCCGCTGGCCTCCTCCGCACCGGAGGGCGCGACGGCGTCGGCCAGCCCGGTCCAGAGTTCGAGGCCGAACTTCTCGTCGACGATGCCCTCGTAGACGGTCGCGCCCGCCACGTCCCCGGCCCAGTCCTGGTACGGGGTCATGTTGGTCATGAACGACAGGAGGTCGGGGTCCACGCCGCAGAACTGCATCTCCAGCGTGAAGCGCTTGAAGGCGTTGGGGTTCTTGTGGTTGATGCAGAGGGCGCCGTTCGCCTTCTTGGTGATGATCTCGGCGCCGTCCTCGGTCTCGGACGACAGGGACAGGCTGATGAAGCCGTCCGTGACGATCTCGGAGCAGTCTCCGCCCGTCACGGCGCGGCAGGACGAGTCCATCTTGGAGACTCGGATCCTCTTGCCGAAGATCGGCTTGAAGCAACGCGTGGTCATGTGTTTCCTTCCTTCGGCTAGGCCAGGTTCATCCGGACGGCCCCGACCCCACATGGGTCGAAGCCCACCACGTACTGACGCTCGGCGAGCGCGTAGTGGTCGTTCTTTCCCCGGTCCAGAGCGGAGGACGTGAAGACCTGTCCTCGGTAGCCGAACAGGGCGGGCGAGGCAAACATCCACGTCTCGCCCACGGCGGGCGGGGCCCCGCCGGGGGCGGTGCCGGGGTAGCCCGCGCCCGCGATGACGGGCGTGCCTACCTTGGTGACGAGGCGGCTGCCGGTCGCGTTGACCCGCGTGTCCGCGACCGAGATCGCGCCACGTGAGCCGTGGATGACGCCGAGGGAGCCGTAGGTCTGGCCCATCCAGTCCTCCAGCACGGCCAGGGCCGCCGCCACGTTGAGGGCACCGGCCGGGTTGAGGTCGGTGGCCTCCGCGGCGAGGTTGTTCCAGAGGAACCGCTCCACCTGGCTCTGCTCGTGGGCGAGCAGGTCCGCGGTCGCGTTCTCCTCGCCCTCCTGGAAGGCGCGCCCGCCGGGCGTGCCACACTGGTACGAGCCCACGGCCGTGAACGGCCGGGCCTCGCCGAGGCCGCCGGAGCCTCGGAAGAACTTCTCGATGTCGGTCGTGCAGTCCGGGTCGTCCTGCCACGTCTGCCCCGAGACCGGGGCGCACGACAGGGCCTCCCACACGACGCCGTTGGCCCAGTGCGGGTCACCGGACTCTCGCAGCGACAGCACGGAGAACAGGCCGAACGGCAAGCCGACGCGCGGCTGTGCCTCGACCCTCTGCGGGGCTGCGTAACCCATCCTGGACCTCCAGTCCTCGTGTCAGAGTGAGAGGAGCCCCTGGCCAGGCGCACGGGGGGTAGCGACCTGGCCAGGGGCGGTCTCTCAGGAGCCGGTGCCGTTCCCGGCGATCGCGATCCCGATGTGGGTCGCGCCGTCCGGCGTCACCGGCACCGTGACGACACGGCTGTCGTGGTTGCGCTTCAGGACGAGGAACGGGTCCTCGGTGAAGAGCGCCGTGTAGTCGTTGGTGCCCAGGAGCACGCTGTCGTAGATGTTCTCCAGCGTGATCGACTCGGTCACGCCCTTGACGAACGTGCCCGCGGCGTAGAGCAGGAAGTCCACGCCGGTCGGGGCGGCGGTGAAGCCGCTCGCGGCCGTGGTGGCGATGTCCTGCCAGTCCACGACGTACTGCGGGTTGACCTTGCGGGCGGCGAACCAGCCCGCGATCCGCTGGTCGCTCACGTCCAGCAGGTCGACGCCGAGGCGCCGGGCGAGGTCGGCCCGGACGACCGTCTTGGTCCAGGTCGGCAGCATGACCTCCAGGGAGGCGTTGTCCGACATGCGGTTGACGGCCCGGTAGTGGGTCGCCTGCAGGTCGATCGCGGTGAGCAGCGGCGCGGTCGCCCCGGCCTGCGGGCCGGGGAAGACGACGGCGGTGCTGTCGGCCACCATGCTGTTGATGACGGACGCGGACATGCGGTGCGCGTGGGCGTTGAGGGTCTTGCCCACGTAGTCCTCGATGACCTCGGGGTAGCCGCGCTGCTGGAGCAGCCCGGCCCCGATGCAGACGCCGCAGTAGCCGAGGCGGACCTCGTCGAAGTCCGGGCACGGGACGGTCACGCAGGGCTTGGTGCCGCCGCCCGCGCCGTCGTAGTCCCCGGCGATGTCCTCGGCCTCGGTGTAGCAGAAGCCGGTGTCGGCGAAGACCTCGCGGTAGTCCGGGCCGAGGGTGTGCCGCACGCCGCCGCGGTTGATCTGGATCTCGGGCACCGACACGAGGTTCGCGGCCTCGCTGATGTCCACCAGGTCGTACAGCGTCTCGGACGGGGCGCACCAGCCGCCGGAGGCGACGAGGCTGCCGCCGGGCAGCGCCGACTCGCGGGTCGCGAACTCCATCGCGGCCTTCGGGTCCTCGCTGTTGACGACCGCCTTCTCGTCGAACTGGCGGGGCAGGCGGGCGATCGAGAACCGCTCGGTCTGCCGGTTGCCCTTCGAGCGGGCCGCCATGTAGGCCGAGGCGTTGAAGCCGCCGAGGCGGCTGTTGATGCTCTCGGCCATGTCACGGATCGTCATCTCCGTGCCGACGTTGAAGCCCGCGGCGCCCTGTGCCGCGAACCCGATCTTCTTGGGTCCGGCGTCCACCGGCGTCTCCTTCTTGGCGGGCCGGTCCTTGCGGAGGCCGGAGAGGTTGATGTTGATCGGGGCGCGCTTCTTGGCGCCCGCGACGAGTTCCGCGGGGACCTCGTCGTCGTTCTCGTCGGCGGGCTCGGCGGCCTCCTCCTCGGGGGTCTCGGCGGCCTCCTCCTCGTCCTTCACGGCCTGGGCGGTCTCGCCCGCGGAGAGGACCTTGTCGGCCAACTCCTTGGCCTTGCCGGAGCGGGCCAGGGCGGCGTTGTCGCGCTCGGCGACCTCGCCCTTCAGGGCCTCGACGCCGTCGGCCAGGGCGCTCAGCGCCTCCAGCGTGGCGTCGTCCGGCGCGGAGCCGTCCTCCGGCAGCATGGCCTGGAAGGCGGTGACCGCGGTGTCGTGCAGCGCGGTCAGGTCCGAGTCGCTGAGCGTGCTCAGGTCCTCGGGGATGGTGATCTGGTCGGACTGGGTGTCCTTGTTGCGGGCCATGAGAATCCTCCTGGTGGGGTGGCCACTTGGTCGGAATCCCAGGCCCTCACGCCATCAGGAGTACTGCTCTTGGGTCAATCATACCTCGGTTTCCCGAGGCTTGGTGCAGGTGCTACAGGTTCTTCGGCGGCTTGCTGCCGAGGCCCTTGGTCGAGGGCTGCTTCACGCCCGAGGTCTTGCGGACCCCGTTGGCGATCTTGGTGACCTTCGTCTTCTTTGCCATGTTGTTCACCCCTCCCTGCGGCTGAACGTGCCGAGGCGGATGCCGCGGCGGCCGAGCCACTGCCGGACGTACTTCCGGGTGGCGAACGGGGGCGGCTCGCTAGAGCCCTGGAGGGACTGCGCCAGCGTACCGAGGTCGTTGAACATGTCGTCGAGGGCGACGCCGAGGCCGTTGGCCGTCTCGTCGCTCATGCCCGGCTTGTCGGCGGCGTCCATCATCGACGCCTCCAGCGCGCTGAGGTTGGTCTGCGCGTCGGCCAGGTCCTGGGCGTTGTAGTTGCCGCCCTGGATCCCCTCGTGCAACTTGTCCATGCTGCTTCGGAAGGCGTCCAGGTGCTCGCCAACCTGGGCCGCGGACTCCTCGTCCATACCGCCGTCTGCGGCGTCCTGCAGGTTGGCCTCCAGCGCGGAGGCGGTGTCCTGCGCCTTGGTCGACGCCTGCTGCGCCGCGCTGCCTTGCGGGCCCGCGTCCGGCGCGGCCGGGGCCTTCGGGGCGTTGGCCTCGTGGTGTGCGTCGACGGCGGCGTGCGCGTTGTCCAGGGCCTCGCCGACCCCGGCCGCGGTGCCCTCGTCCATCGCGCCGCTGTCGGCCGCGTTCCCGGCGTGCGCCTCCAGGTTGCTGATCGCGTCGTGCGCGGCCTGCTTGTTGGCCTCGGTCGGGTTGGAGTTGTGCGCCGTGATCGCGTCGTGGGCGTTGTCCAGCGCGTCGCCCATCTGCGCGGCCTGGCCCTCGTCCATGCCGCTGTCCGCGGCGTGCTGGAGCCCGGCCTCGGCCTTGCTCAGGTGCTCGCCTGCGGGGCCCGCCGGGTGCTCCGCCGGGGCGTCCCCGCCGCCGATGTCGCCCGCGCCCTTGCCGGGCTTGGCGTCTCCGCCGATGTCGCCCGTGCCGCCCTCGTTGACGCTGTCGTCGCCGAGCAGGGAGAGGTCGCTGTCCTTCACGACGCCCACGCTGGTCCGGGCCACGTCCAACTTCTCGCCGATCGTGGCCGCCGTGTTCTCGTCGATCGCGCCGCTGTCGGCCGCGTCCTGCAACTTGGCCTCCAGGTCGGACAGGTGCTTGTCCGCCTCGGTCGCCGCAGCCGTGGCCCCGGCGCCGTCGTTGTTCCGCAGGGCGTCGGACGCCTTCTCCGACGCCTGCACCGCGTTGTCGAGGCTCTGCCCGATGTCGGCCGCGGCGTTGTCGTCCACGCCACCGCCGTCGAGGGCGTCCTGCAGGGTGGTCTCCAGGTCCTTGACCCCAGCGTCCGGCATGTCGATGTAGCGCCCGCCGTCCGGGTTGCCCTTGGGCACCCGCCACTGGTCGTCGTGGCCCGCGAAGGCCGCCTGGGGCAGGCTCGCCCGCAGCCTGCGCACCCGCTCCAGGGCGTGCAGGCGGCTCACCTTGGCCGCCAGGGCGTCGGCCTTCTCCTTGCGGTCCAGGGCCCGGAAGCGGTCCCGCAGGGACAGGACGGCGTCGTCGTCCCACGGCAGGTCCAGGACCTCCTCGGTCCGCTCCTCGACCTCGACCATGCCGGACGCGACCAGGCTGTGGATCGAGCCACTGGCGACGAGGGCCTGGGCCCGGGGCACGGGGAAGCCGGGCACGTTGACGGACAGGGCCGCCACCATCTCCAGGCTGCCGCCGATGGTGCGCCAGTCGCCGGAGACGGGGGCGGCGCGGAGCACGTCCAGGTCGACGCCCGGCCGCGCCGCGCCCGCCACCCAGATCCCGTGCGCGTCCTCCCCGGCGCGCACGTGCGCCGCG